ACAACGGAGCCAGATGCTCCGATTGTCGAGACAGTGAAGGATGAGGTCAAGTAATGGCATATTCAGGCAGCGGCATATTCTTCCAGAATAATGCCGGGTTCAAGGTCGTTAATTCTAATGGCGGTTCGACTTACATTGACTTAACCGATCACGTTACAAGTATTACTATCAATAGAGCATTTGATGAGCTAGATGTAACTGCGATGGGCCAAACAGGTCACGCATTTATTGCAGGTTTAGAGTCATCAACAATTTCAATCGACTTTCTTAACGATGATGCTACGGCCTCTGTTATGCAGACTCTTAACGCTGTTGTCGGATATGTCGTACCTTTCAAGATTGCACAAACTGTTACAGCCATTGGTGCTGGTACATCTACAGCAACAATCGCAGCTACCAATCCTCTTTACACTGGCTCAATCCTTGTTAATAAATTGACTCCAGTTGCAGGCAAAATCGGAGACGTTGCAGTCCAGTCTCTTACTTTTACTGTCTCAGGCGCTATCACCGTTGCCACATCTGGCTCATGGTAAGAATCTAACAAAGGATAAATCATGTCAATTTTCTTTCAGAATAATGCAGGGTTTAAGATTTCTGTCGATGGCAGTACCTATGTAGAACTGACCGATCACGTTACATCGCTGACCATCAATAAAGCAGATGATGAGTTAGATGTAAGTGCGATGGGCACAGGCGGCCACACATTTATTGCCGGGCTTGAGTCCTCGACTATTAGCGTGGACTTTCTTAACGATGATGCAACTGCATCTGTCATGCAAACACTAAACACTTTGGTCGGCACTAACGCCAAGTTTAAGGTCATTCAGACATCAGGCGTGGCTATCAGTGCTGCTAACCCGGTCTATACCGGTCTCATTCTCGTTAATAAATTAACTCCAGTAGCAGGAAAAATTGGCGATGTAGCAGTACAGAGCTTGACCTTTACCGTATCTGGATCTATTACCACTACCAATACCGGTACTTGGTAACTAATAAATAAAGGGGCTAAAGAATGGCAAAACTAACGATTACCAAGGTTAATGGCGATGTCTCAGAGCATGAGATAACTCCATCGATTGAGTACGCATTTGAGCAGTACGCTAAAAAAGGCTTTGCTAAAGCCTTTGCAGAGGATCAGAAGCAGAGTGACATCTTCTGGCTAGCTTGGAAGTGTCTGAGCAAAGTTGAAGATGTACCTCTCTTTGGTGAAAAGTTCGTAGATATATTAGCAAAGGTAGAAGTCGGTGACTCGGGCCCAAACTAATAGAGCGAAATTCGTTTACCTATTTGATAGCCAAACTATCGGTGAGGTTGCAGATTTCGCCAAACGAGTTACTAGCACTAGATGCGACGATGCTCAACGCGATCATCGATGTAATGCAACAGGATGCGAGAGATCAAGAGAATGCCAATACAAATAAGCGGCCTCGCTGAGACTCTTGCCGCTATGGGTAAGTTTGAGCCTGACCTCGCTAAGAATCTTAACAAAGAGGTAAGAGCTGCACTCACTCCAGTACAGAAAGATGCCCGGGCATTCTTTCCGTCAAGTATTGACCATCTATCCAACTGGATGCTGGTGACAAAGGGCCGTAAGATTAACAAGAGCACGAGTGTCTTTGCAGCTGTAGGTCACTTTCCACGGTACAACAAAGCAATCGCCTCTAAAGGCATCAAGATTTTTCTTGGTCGCACTAAGCCTAATTCTCGGGGCTTCGTGACTCAGTACCGCATCTCCAACTTAACAGCTGCAGGTGCAATCTATGAGACTGCAGGCCGCGCTAATGGACAATCGCGTAGAGCTTACAAGTCTAATAATCCAAACGCAGGCGCTCACTTCATAGCATCGATGAAAGAGCCAATGGCAGGTAAGGGCAAAACACGTGGCCGCGCTCTCTACCGGGCATGGGATGAGAATGAAGGCCGGGCATTTATGGATGTACTCAAGGCAGTCAATGCCACCGTCTTACAGTTTAAGCGGCGCTCAGAAGCTCAGACATTGAGGAAAGTAGCATGAGTACTAAGGGTATCAATGTCGATATTATTACCGAGTACAAGGGCGCTCATAATGTAAAGAAAGCCCAGAGCGATCTCGCCAACCTTGCTGAAGGTGCAAAGAAGCTCGCTGGAGCATTCGGCATAGCCTTTGCCGCTAAAGAGGTCATTAACTTTGGTAAGGCATCAGTGCAAGCCTTTGCTACCAATCAAAAGCAAGTGGCTATCCTTGATAACACTCTCAAGAATCTAGGCAAGTCTTACGCCTCACTTACTGCCAATAAGTTTATAGATAACTTAGCCCTTGCTACAGGTAAAACTAAAGAAGAATTAATTCCAGCATTTCAAGGATTACTGATTGCTACAGGCGATGTAACTACAGCTCAGAATGAGTTGCAGATAGCAATGGCGGTAAGTGCGGGCACTGGTAAGGATTTATCAGTAGTGCAAGTGGCATTGAGCAAGGCATATTTAGGCAACTACACAGGACTTACACGCCTTGGCGCTGGCCTTAGCAAAGCAACTTTGGCTACTAAAGATATGAAACTTATCAACGCGCAACTAGCCGCAACCTTTAATGGCGATGTGGCCGTAGCTGCAGACTCGATACAAGGCAAGATGGATCGTCTCAATGTCGCTATGACTGAGGCCAAGGTAACTATCGGCTCTGGATTGGTACAAGCCTTGAGCGAGTTGTCCGGCACAGGCGGCTTTGGTGGTGCGCTCAAGGGCATACAAGACTTTGCTACAGGTATTAGCGATGCAATTATTGGTATGGAAAGACTTATCAAAATTGTTGGATTTTTCGTCTGGAATAGTAAAGGCACTAACCCAATTACACAAATGAATGAGTTTAACGCTGCTAATGCCAAGAAGGACATGCTCGCACGCCAGCAATACGGCGGCATCTATGCCACTCAGTACCAAGCTCAAGTAGCCAAGAAAATAGCAACAGACAAAGCTGCAGCCGATAAAGCTGCACTAATCGCAGCTAATAAGATTACACAAGCCGCCAAAGATAAGTTGGCTCTCGAGCGTGCATCCTTATCGCTCAAACTCTCGGGCTCTGTTGCCGATATGCAGAATATCGAAATCCAAGCCGCACTCCAGCGTGGACAAACATCCGAGGTCAATAACGTATTGTTATTACAGCGTGCATTACTCAACGGCAACGCAGACCAAGCAACGATACTTTCTCAAGAGATACTCAAAGCCAATGGCCTAGCCATGAATGTAGACGGCGTTATCTCATCGCTCAAGAATGCAAAAGATCCATTCGCAGGCTGGCCTACTGCATCGGCTGCAGCCATGGCTCAGATAACAGCAGTACAAAAAGCCTTGGATGCGCTGCGCGATAAGATGATCACGATTACCGTCAATACGATCCAGACTACAACGGCAGGTGGCACTACTACCGTTACCGGATATACAAGCACTGGCTCAGGCGGCGGCGCAGGAAGTGCTACAAGCAATACAACTCCGGGCGTAATTGTTTATCCTAACGTCACTCCAACAGGACAACCTTCTAGCTATGGAATGCAATCTACGGACGGTACATCTACTGTCGATTCTTCGGTTATGGATAATCTTCCGACAGTATCTCCAGAAGAGCAATCGCGCCTGAATCTACGAGCTCTGGACAATGCCAGTATTCCAGTCGTCATCAACATAACTGCACCGCCTAATACAGTTATCGATACGACTCAAGCAGCATCGACCAATGGCACATCTGTCACTGTTAATAGAAATAATCCATTCGGCTAATGTCATATCCATTCACGGTACAAGTTACCTTCGACTTCTCATCGGGGCCAACATTCGGATACAGTTTTATCCTCGATGACCCAGCCCACGGGCTACTCGATACCAACGTCCTTGCAGATGCTGCATCTAATGTTGTCGATATATCTAGCCAAGTCCAAGCTATATCGATTAAGGGCGGCTACAACTTAACGACCGACCAATTCGAGGCTACTACGTGCCTGCTTAGAATTTATGACCCTTCGGGTTATTGGAATCCACAAAATACATCGAGCCCCTATTACGGCCAGATTATTCCAAACCGTAAAGTACGAGTATCAACTCTCTATGGAACAACAGCCCATTTCTTATTTAGTGGATATGCCTCAAGCTATAACTACCAATACCCCAAAGACACAATTATTGGTTATGTAGATATTCTCTGCACCGATGCTTTCAGGCTTTGGCAATTAACTAGCGTGAGCACAGTGGCAGGGGCTGTCAATGGACAGACGACCGGCCAGCGCATCAATTCTATTCTGGACGCAATATCTTGGCCAGCATCATTACGATCCATCGATACCGGCGACTCACTATGTCAAGCAGACCCGGGCAGTGTGCGTACTGCACTTATGGCGCT